AAACTTCCATTGTAGATTTACGTTGTCCGTTAAGACCTTCTGTTAAGGCGTCTTTAGTTGCGGACCAATTTTTAGCTTCAAAAAGAGCTTCTGACATTTTAATGTCTCCTTCTTTAGAGTCCAGCTAGTTTACGAAGATCTGCAATAGTTGAATCAACTTCAACTGGAGCTTCGTCTACGTTATTTGCTGGTTTGTTTCCGGTAACCACAGTCTTCTGTGATTGTTGACCCTCAACGATAACTTTCTTGTCTCTACGGACCTCTTCGTTAAGAACTGATGGCAAGTACTTTTGGAATGCTTCATTGAGTTTACTTGTTGGAGTTGTCTCAAGTAATTCATCCATAATAACTCTTTTATCTTTTGATAAAGGAGCATTTAGTTCTTGCATAATACGAGATCTAGTCATTTTATCTTCCGCTAGGCGCTGTAAACGACTTGATTCGGTGATGAGATGTTCTTTATCAGCAATAGCTTTATGTGCTTCTGCTAATTTTACTTCCATCTCAGTAATTTTTCCATTAAGATCACTTACTGCTGTTCCATCTGCAAACTTACTTGACATAAATTCAGCGGCAAAAGCCTCCATAATTTTACGTCCAAAGTTGTTTTCTTTTGCTTCACGGATATCAGTTTTAAGCGAGGACAATTCAGTTTTGAAAGATTCAGTTACAAGGCTGTTAACCTTTTCACTTGCTTTCTTAATAAATTGCGATCTTGCTTCTTCGATAGCAGTACGACCTTCTGAAATTAGTTTAACACGAGCTTCAACTAATTGTTTGTGGTCTTCGTGTAACTCTGAAAGCTCATTAGTTAATTTGCGTAGGGCAAATTCTTCTAAGCCTTTAAAATTTTCTTTTTGTGCGGCTCGATCAGATTTAAGTTCACTAACTTCTTTTGCTAATGTTTCCATAACAAATTTTTGTAGAAGTTTCGCATCTTCACTAATCTTAGTAGCATATTTTACACGAGATTGTTTAGTATCTTCATGTAGTTTCTTGAACTCGTCACTAGCACCAGAAATGGTATCTTGAATCAATTTATCCATTGCTTCAACGAGTTGACCTTTATCGTGCTCATATCGTGTTGCAAATTCCTCACGGAGTTCTGCTGTTACTTCTTCACGAGTTTCAATCTGTTTTTGATCCCAAGCGGTGTTGATATTATCACGCACCTCTTCAGACAATGTTACAGAGCCGAGCAAATCTGTAAAGTTTTCATTACTCATAATTTGTCTCCTCAGACTTTTTTAAGATTCTCAAGGAATCTAAGTACCTCAATTTCAAGGTGCTTTTGTGCGGACTTATCGTAAGTCGTCGCTAGGGCTACATCCATAAGAGCGGCTCGTCTTTTGTCTAGCATAACTCTTTCGTAAATTGGAGTTGGATAAGCATCAGGGGCACTCGGTTGTGCTACAACATCAACAGTAACAATTTCAAAATCTGAAACGTTTCCACCGTTGCCTACATTCCCGGATCCTCTAGAACTTACTCCTAGTTTTACTTTGCTTTCTAGTAATGTTTTAATAATGTTTCCCATTGGAGTTGGAATAATTCTTAGTTTTCCATATCCATCGGAACCTTGCATCCACATTTCAGTAACCATATGACTGACACGGTCGATGTTAACCTGTAAATCATCTGGATGATCTGCTTCGCCTAATACTGAAAAGCCATCTGCTAGTCTTTGACTAATGCTCTCTACTGCCCGAGAAATTTCATCTGCTGGATAAACTCTTTCGTTATGATTCTTTTTATCACCTTGTATGAAAATCCCTTTCATGTAGAGATCCTTACCACCATCCTGATTCTCTGCCATTTCGACAACGAGATTCGCTTGGTCGAATGATAGTCTTTCTGTTAATGGTTGTAAGTTCATCTTATTAACCCTTTACCTGGCTCATTGCTGGCTCAGTAGTTCCATGTGGTAGTTCCTGTGAAGCTGGAGCTTTAGCTGGAGTTGTTCCAGATGCTACACCTTCTGCAGATCCACCTGCCATGTTAACTGCTTTACCACCCATGTCATTTTTCTTAGCGACTGGGCTTGCTTTATTGTCTGCATGGTCGGCCATATCTGGCTTCTGTGCTAATTTAAGTTCTGCCGCTTCGTCAATTTGCTCTTCAGAATCAGCTTCATCGAGGCTTTCTTCTTTTTCTTCAAATTGTACACTTTCTTCTGGCATTTCTTCTTCTGCTGGTGCTTCTGCGTCACCACCTGTTAGCATGTCTTCAAATTCTGCTTTTAGGTTAGCTAGTGCGGCTTCTACGTCAACCATTGCATCAGCAACGTCAGCGGCATCAGATGATACAGGTGCTTCATCAGCATCCATATCTGTTGCAATTTCTGCGGCGTCTGCGTCTGCATCAATAGCATCCATTTCTGCCTCCATATCGTCACCTTCTTCAGTTAAATCAGATTCAACTTCATCAACTGCGGCATCAATATCTTCAATTTCTTCTTCTAGATTAGTATCGTCGGACATAATGTCTTCATAGACTTTACGACCAATACCAACATAGTAATCATGTAATAGGATACTTGCTTTGTCCTCTTCTTTATTCAAGAGGTGCTCAAGTGCCTGTTCAAGTACTGTTGTCATATTCTTTTTCTCCTTATCGCGAAAGGCGGGTATTCACCAATAAGTACTTACTAATGACGCACGAAAAAGCCGTAGTTATAGGGTAAAAACTGTACTTTTTGGCACAATTTTTACAAACCGGCTTATTATTAATGAAAATCTAATATTTTTAAAGAATATTGCTAAACTGCAGGAGGACGTTGATACATTTTAGTAATGGCTTCAAGTCTTGTTTTTTGCTCGTATTTCCTTAGTTCACGAAGTTTACGCAACCTGTTAACATGTTCTAAAGTCATACGGTGTCTACGCATGTCGGAATAGAATGCTACCTCAGGATCGATTTCTTCTTCGATTTCGTCTTGTATTCTTGTTAAGTCATTAAATCTCATAACTTTACTTATTCCTTTTATGCTTCTGGTTCTGTAGGTGCAGATTCACCGCCACCATCGTCTGCGGCTGGTTCTGCATTTTCTAAGTCGTCGGCAAAGTCCATATCACCATCACTTAGTCCGCCACCGCCGGCACCGCCACCAATATCGCTAAATCCAGCTTCTTCGTCGCCTTCAGCTGGTGTTGGGTTTTTATTTTCTTCTAACCAAAGTTTTTCATTTTCAAGTAACTCTGCATCAGTTAAACCTAAGAACTTTTGTAACTTAAATCTATGACTCATGTAAGGTACTTCTGCTAATTGTGTAAACACACTAGCCCTTGCATTATTAACTTCAATTTGTCTATAATCACTAAAGTTTTGAGGCTCTAGCATATCAATCTCAAAAGAAGATGTGTCTACATTAATACCTCTATGCTTTACAAAAGTTTTAAACTCTTTACATAGCATAGGCATAATTAAACCTTGGAGTCTCTGACAGTATCTATTAAAGCGATATTCTTGAATTAATGCTGTTCCTACACGACCATCTGTTAATTGAACTGCACTATCGTCAGGTCCAGTAGGCATATAACTACTAGGAATTCTTAAACCTCTCATTAATTTGTTTGAAAAGAATTTTAAATCGTCAATTTCACCTAAGTTTGTTCCACCCGGTAATACTTCAACTTTACTTCCTCTACCGTCAGCTGATTGAGCAAAGAAAAAGTCTTCCATAATGCTCAAAGGATTGTAACTTGCATCCATAGTAGTACCACCACCTGATCTAGTAGGAATACGTCTTTGGTGTATTTCGTTTTTAACTCTTTCAAGAAATCCCATTGCTTGATGACTAGGTAAATTACCTGTATCAATATAAAACACTCTACGTTCTGGTGCTCTTTGTACACGATAAATGATAATCGCATCTTCTAATAATTCTTTTTGTTTATAAATTTTAAAAACACTATCAAGTATACTTGCTCCAAAAGGCCAGTTAGCATCTAAGCCTTCGCTTAAACTAATATGAATCATATCTTTTGCATCAACTGTAACTTCGGTTCCTGTGTTACCACTTTTATAAGCACTATTTGAAACGTTATATTGATTGTTTGGTCCTGCTTGTACTGCATTGGCCATTGATTGAACACTTTCAATTGGCTTAGTTGCTACTTTTGCTCCTAAGTTAGGGTGTAAGTTACTAATAACATACTGTTCAACTTTACGACCTTCAGCTTCGTTAATTACTGCTCTTTTAACATCACCTGGATTTACCCAATATAATTCAAATGTTTCCGGATCACGTAAAAAGAAGTGATCTCCAAACTTAATAGCACTTCTAAAAGTTCTAAATAGTTTTTGATCAAATCCGTTAATAGCACACCATTTTTTAAGTGTTTCATTAATAGTTGTATTTTCACTTGGTGTTGGGTCAGAGGACCATCTTAAAGCAAAAGGAAGATGTGTTAAAGGATCCTCCTGAGTACAAAATTCTGTAATTGTGTCTAAGGCCGCATTAACTTCTGAGTCTTGATCCATTTGATCATACTGACTATAACGTTCAACTCTGTTAGGTTGCCCTGTGTACACGTCTTGTAGCCAACTAGCGAACTTAGATGAACTACCTCCCTGCTGTCTTGGACCATTATTAGTCTGTTCAGCTTGGGGATCCCATATCTTAAAATGTTTTTTCCATGATGCCATACTATTACTTACCTTTTTATATTAATACTTAACTACCAAAGCGAGGTGCTGTTACAGTTACTTCTTTCTTAGTATTCTGAGTAACTTTGCCCATATGTCCGTCAATAGACTTAAGAACTGTAATCATCTCTGTATTTGTATCAACAGATCCATCGCTGTATGTTGTAGTTGTGGTTCTTTCTTTCTGAACTGACTCAGTTAAGCTACCTTGTTCTCCACCATTTACTCCAAACAAGTTGCCTACACCTGCAACAATAGTGTCCCACATACCTGGCTTAGGCATCTTATCCATTGCTTCAGCAGTTGCTACCATTCCTTCTGCTAAATTATGATATCTTTCACCAATGTCTACTGGTAAAACTAATTGATTCCAATCTATATCTTTTATATTAAATCCAAGTAACGAAGTTGCTACTGCTAAATCTGCCATTGCAGTTACAGAAGATTGTGATATATTACTTGCAACGTCATTAAAGTCTTCTAAAGCATCTAATGCTGTCATACTTAAACCTTCAAGTCCTTTGTTAAAGACCATTATGTTAATACCAAATGTTCTTAAAGACTTAGCCATTAAGTTAACACCAGGAGCGGCTTTGGCAATTTTTACAATTTTATCAATTGGTCCTTCATCTTGGAATGCTCCTAAAAGAGAACTTACTGCACCAGCGGCTGAAAGTGCGGCTAAACCTACTCCCATTAATGCTAATGCAGGACCTATAGCAAGTAACGTTGGAATTGGAACATCACCAATTATTCTTAACCCTCTACCTAAGTCTACCATTCCTTCGCCTGCAAGTTTAGCGGCATAGCTAAATGGTATTAGTGCGGCTCCAAGAGCTCCAATTGCTACTGCTCCAATTAGAATAGGTGCAATCATACCAGATGATCCAATTAATGCGGCACCTGCTGTTACTGCGGCTAGGGCAATGCCTCCAGCAATTACTCCGCCCCAATTAATATTTGCAAACTGTTGGAATGCTTTTCCAGCAATCCACATTGCACCACCTGTTGCGGCTAGTACTGCGGCTCCAATTAAATATTTTGGATTAGATACTGCGGCAAGTCCTTTACCAATTCCTTTTAAAGAACTTTCAACTAGTTTTCCAATTCCTCTACCTAGTCCTTCTCCTAAATCTCCAATACCTTTACCAAGAGAGGACATTGATCTGCCAATTCCTTTTGCTAACTTTGAAATTCCTGTTCCAATAGAAGATAATGAACTGCCTATGCCTCTTGCTAATTTTGCAATTCCGTTTCCTATACCTGATAAAGTATCTTGTATCATCTTTCCTAGGCTTTTAACTTCACCTACTGCTGTTTGCATTCCTTTAGTGCTAGGCACACCAGGTACAGACTGAGTAGCAGAACCTCCTCCTGCTCCAATTCCTAAAAATCCTTTTGCTTTACTAAGCATTCCTCCGGTTGCACCAGATACTGCTCCGCCTACTTTACCTACTGATCCTAACGCACCAGATGTTATTTTATTAAGTCCTTTGCTAAGTCCACCTAACATTCCTGTTAAGCCTCCGCCACCCATTGCTATAGCGGCGGCACTACCTGCGGCCGCTAACGATACAAACGATCCTAGTAATCCAACACCACCTGCTATTAAACCATAAAATGATCCTTTAGCATAATCAACGGCTGTTGACATTTGTGTAAGAGACTTAATATTGCTTGCTTCTGTAGTTTGACCTTCTTCTGCATTTTTCTTAGCATCTTTATTAGACTTATCTGCATCATCACTTAATCGTTTAAATGCGGCGCCAATTCCTGCCGCGGCATTCATATTTTGATCTCTAAAGTTTCTACTGCTTGCAAACTGTTCCATGGAAGCATTTTCCATACCTTTAAGAGCTTGTAAAACTGTACCATCACCTTTTCCGGTGTTTGCTTCAGATATCATTCTTATCATGTCAGCAGTTGCACTTGCTTCTGCTCCAGATTTACCTTCAGTTGCAATAGCAATAGCTTGTCCAATTTCTCCTGCGGCCATTGCGGCTGATGCTCTATCTCTTTGATCTTGGCTTAGATTACCAAGCATTTGACCCATTACTCCTTGGATTTCAGTAGCATCTGTTCCTACTCCAAGCATTGCGGCTCTTTGTCCTGCAATAGATTTCTGGAAAGCCATTGAAGCCTGCATAATTACCTTGGCACTAACACCAAATTGATCGCTTAATCCTCGAGCTGTCTTTGCAGTAGTAGCATAACTTTTAATTGCAGTCTGCATTGCTGTTTCTTGTGAAGCACCAGACCTTCTTGCAACATCTAAACTAGCGGCCATTAAGCTGGCACTATCTTTTTCTGTAAGTCCTAACTGAGCAGTTAACTTTGCAGTTTCGTCGACTGCTTTTGCTGACACACCAAATTCTTTTGTAAGGTTGCCCATCATAGAAGAACCGTTTCTAACTGCTCTCGACATTTGAGATAAGTTTCTAACTGCGTCTTCTGTAGTTGCTCCTAATAATTTAAAACCGCCTCCGCTTTCATTAATAACAGTTGCAAACTCTTTGCCAAGTCCTGACATCATACTTTGTGTTTGCATTAAGCCAACACCAACAGCACCTAAGTTTAATGCTCCACTTGCTCCTCTAGCGGCATCTGCAAAATTTTCTAATGTTCCCCATGCAAAACCTAAACCAGCGGCAAAGGCGCCAAGTACTTTAGTAACTTTTCCTGTGCTATTTGTTAGAGCTCCGGATAACTGGTTTAAAGAATCTTGTCCTTTTTTACTTCCGTCAAGTAATCCTTTACCAAAATTTTGCAATCCTCTTATTTGTGATTTTTGCTCCCAGGTAAGTTTTTTAGATGCTTGTACAAGTTTTTCGTTTGATTCAGCAGTTTTCTTTAAACTTGAAGTAGTACCTTTGACCCCATCTTTTAGTTTGTCCATTGCCGAAGCAGTAGCATCAACT